GTGTCTGAGGGGGTGAGGACGGTCAGGATTTACGAGGTGTCTAAGGAGCTGCTGAACGAACGAGTGTTCATGCCTCACCGCCTGGACTTCCGGGGAAGGATGTATCCACTCCCCTCGTTCTTGACCCCGCAGGGTGATGACCTCGCCAAGGGGTTGCTTGAGTTCTACGACGGCCACCCGATCAACAACCAGTCAGCGAGAGACTGGCTCGCCATCCACGGAGCCAACTGCTACGGGGAAGACAAGGTCCCCTTCTCCGAGAGGATCGCGTGGGTAGAGGAGCATGAGCGGGAGATCAGGGAGTGTAGCGAAGACCCCCTGTCTGCTGTGGGTGCCAGCTTCTGGATGAAGTCTGACAAGCCCTGGTGCTTCTTGGCCTGGTGCTTTGAGTGGGATGCTCTGCGGACAGCCGAGGAGGCAGGAGAGACGTTCATCTCACATCTCCCGGTCACGATGGATGGGAGTAACAACGGGCTCCAGCTCTTCTCCCTCCTCCTCCGTGACCCTGTTGGCGCCAAGAGCACCAACGTCTTGCCCTCTGACACTCCGCAGGATGTCTATCAGGACGTTGCAGATGTCGTGACTCAGAAGCTCCTGAAGTTCAGCGAGGAGGCTGAGTGCGAGGTGACGAGAGATGTCGCACGACGTTGGCTCTCCTTCGTCGGTGGTCGTGTCCCCCGTTCTGCTTGTAAGCGACCAGTGATGGTCCTCCCCTACGGGGGGACGAAGTACTCCGCGAACGACTATGTCTGGGAGTGGTACGACGAGCAGATCCGTGGGGGGAAAGAGGATGTGATGGAGGACATCAAGTCCCCTAACAACCCTGACTTCTACGGAGCCTTCTACGCCTGCTCGTACCTGTCCTGGCAGATATGGGATGCCATCCAGGAGACGGTGGTCGCTGCCAAATACGCGATGACATGGTTGCAGCAGGTCGCTGGCATCTGTACTGAGCACAACATCCCGGTCACCTGGGAGTCACCTTCAGGGTTCCGTGTTCACCAGGAGTACATGAAAGAGAAGGCGTTCCGCATTCGGACATACCTGAAGGACCGTGCGGTGAACCACAAGGTCCGCATGAGCACCGGCCACATCTCTCGTGCGCGACAGAAGAACGGTGTGTCCCCCAATTACATCCACTCCCTCGACTCAGCGGTCTGTCAGTTGACCATCGCTCGATGCAACGAGGAGGGGATCAGAGACTTCGCCGCTGTACATGACAGCTTTGGCGTACACGCAGCACACGCTGCCAAGTTGAGTCACATCCTGCGCGAGGTGGTGGTGGATGTGTTCAGCGAGAACCTGTTGGAGAAGTTTGCCGAGGGCATCCAGGACCAGTTGCCATTGGGTGTGGAGCTCCCTCCACCACCCGCCATGGGCGACCTGGACATAACCGGAGTGATGGACAGCAAGTACTTCTTTGCTTAACCAAGGAGATAGCAATGCCAGCGAGAGCACCCCAGATCGACAACATCGTCACCCCCTTCGGTGTGGCGAAGTACCCGAAGTTGAACGCGCCGGACACCAAGTTCAAGGAGGACGGTGAGTACAGCGTGAAGATCGTCCTCGACCCTGCGAACGCCAAGCAGTTCATCGCCTCCGTGGACGAACTGTACGACCGGGTCACTGCGTTCTTCCAGGCGCAGCGTGACGAGGAGATCAGGCAGAAGGGGAAGGACCCCAGCAAGGCTCGCCCGATCAAGAAGGGGGCGAAGCCCTACCGTGAGGAGGCTGACCCTGACACCGGAGAGTTGTCGGGCTTGGTGGAGGTGACCGCCAAGCTCCCCGCCATCGGTCGCAGCAAGCGGACAGGCAAGACCTGGGAGAACCGCCCGGTCATCATCGACAGCAACAAGAAGGTGGTGAACGTGGAGATCGGTGGGGGTTCCACCATCCGGTTCTCTGCTCAAGCCTACGGGTGGTTCACCCCTCAGTTGGGTGCTGGCGTCACGCTGCGACTCAAGACCGTCCAGGTGAAGGAGCTGAAGACCTGGGGCCAGGACGCAACGGAAGGGTTCGACGCTGTCGATGACGGCTACGTCGGCCAGGAGGCGAGCACGACGACTGCTCCTGTCACCTCCTACACCACCGCGGAAGCTGAAGGCGACACCGACTTCGACTTCTGATGGCAGGACCAGGTCAGCGCAGCATGGCCCTATTGCGAAAGCAGGGGTGGGACCCTTGGGTGGTTGAGAAGTGGATAGCCCAGACCAAGCGTCGTCTCGACCTGTGGAACTTTGGCGACATCATCGCGATGAAGGACGGTGAGCCCCACCTCATCGTCCAGACGACGAGTGGAAGCAACGTGTCATCTCGTGTCGCCAAGATCGTGGCAGAGCCTCGTGCGCTGATGTGGTTGCAGACCGGGGGAAGGATCGCCGTTCACGGATGGCGAAAGGTCTTGCAGAAGCCAGGGTCATCTCGACGGGTGTGGAAGCCACGAGAGATCGAGATCACCCTGGAGGATTTCGAGCGGAACTAAGGAGAGGGCGGTGACTGATAGAGGAGAGTTCCTCCGTCATGAGGGATGTGATGATTGCGGGTCATCCGATGCAAAGGCTGTGTACTCGGACGGGCACAGCTACTGCTTCTCCTGCAATCGCACTGCTGACGGACAACCGGCCAGTTCACCGTTACCGACTCTTCGAGATCGGTCATTGCTCTCTCCGTCTTATCTCTCACTCCCCAAGCGTGGGTTGAGTGAGGACACCTGTCGCTTTTGGAAGTACGGGGTCACCAACTACAGAGGTGAGCCTGTCCAGGTCGCGACCTACTGCGACCCCCAGGGTGACCCGGTTGCTCAGAAGATCCGCTTCAAGGACAAGCGGTTCCAGATCCTCGGTGATGCCAAGGCGATGACCCTCTACGGTGACCACCTCTGGAGAGATGGTGGTCGCATGGTGGTGGTGACCGAGGGAGAGCTGGATGCTCTCTCGTTGAGCGAGGTCCAGTCGAACAAGTGGCCTGTTGTCTCCATCCCCAACGGGGCGAACTCAGCCAAGAAGAGTGTCCAACGGTCGCTTGAGTGGCTCGAGAAGTTCGAGTCGGTCGTCTTCATGTTCGACCAGGATGTCCCCGGCATTGCAGCAGCGAAGGAGTGTGCTTCCCTCCTCGCACCAGGCAAGGCGAAGATCGCCAGCCTTCCGTGCAAAGACGCGAACGAGTGTCTCACAACGAACAAGACGAAGGAGATGATCAACGCGATGTGGTCGGCCAAGGTCTACCGGCCAGACGGCATCGTCGGGGGTGATGAGGCACTCGCCAAAGTCCGCGAGCAGAGGAACGCCCTCACCATCGGTGGCTTCCCCCACCACGGTCTCGAAGAAGCGACTCGTGGCATCCGTTGTGGGGAGGTGACAACGATCACCTCAGGCAGTGGCATGGGGAAGACGGAGTTGGTGAGGGAGATCGCTTACGGGGTAATCAAGCAGAACCTTCGGCTTGGCTACATCGCTCTGGAGGAGAGCGTTGCGAGGGCAGCCCTCGGCCTGGTCGGGCTTGAGCTGAATGAGAGGCTGCACTTCGACGAAGACCCGGAAGCAGCGGAGGGTTTTGAGGAAGCGTGGGACTCTGTAATTGGGAAAGACAAGGTCTACTTCTACGACCACTTCGGTTCGCTCGAATCGGACAACCTCATCTCCAAGATCAGATACATGAGTCGAGGGCTCGACTGCGACGTAGTCATCCTCGACCACATCAGCATCGTCATCTCAGGTCTCGACAGCGGGGACGAGCGTCGAATCATTGACAACCTGATGACGAAGTTGAAGTCCCTGGCAGAAGAGACTGGACTTCACCTCCTACTTGTCAGCCACCTCAAACGCCCACACGGCACTCCCCATGAAGAAGGTGGACGGACAGCCTTAGCCCAACTCCGTGGGTCAGGGGCAATCGGCCAACTCTCCAACACAGTCATCGGGTTGGAGCGGAACCAGCAGGGAGAGAACCCCAACGTGTCCACCTTGCGTGTTCTCAAGTGTCGCTGGACAGGGTTCACCGGAGTCGGTGGGTACATGCAGTACGACCCCGACACCGGGAGGATGACGGAGTGTGAGAAGCCTGAGGAGAGGGGTGACCATGGGGAGTTTTAACCAGCTCGTCTTCGACATTGAGACAGATGGTCTCTACGACGATGTGACCAAGATCCACTGCATCGTCACCCGTGACATGCAGACAGGCGAGGAGACCCTCTACACCGACCCCTCTACTTCCAACATCACGGAGAGCACGGGGCATGAGGTCAAGACGATTGATGAAGGGTTACAAGCCCTGCAAGATGCCGGCGCCATCATCGGTCACAACATCCTGGCTTACGACGTTCCGGTCATCCTCAAGCTCTACCCTGACTGGTCGTACCATGGGAGGTTCTTTGACACGCAGGTTGTAGGTCGCCTCGTCTACCCAGACATCAAGTCAGAAGATGACAAGCTCGCGAAGAAGCACCCAGGCTTCCCCCACAAGTTGCGGGGTAGTCACTCACTCGAAGCGTGGGGTTGGCGGATAGACAAGCGGAAGGGTGACTACGGGATCGACCGCGACGACTGGAGTACCTTCGACCTTGAGATGCTGGAATACTGCATTCAAGATGTGAGGGTGAATGAGGTGTTGTTTACTCACCTCGTACACAAGAAACCATCCCAACAAGCAGTTGATCTTGAGCATCGCTTCACGCAGATCCTGGTGGCCCAGGAGAGAGCAGGCTTCGCCTTCGACAAAGACAAGGCGATGGAGATGCTCGCTGAACTCCAGACTCGCAGAGCTGAGTTGCAAGACGACCTCAAGACTCTCTTCCCTCCAAGGGTTGAGGTCACCTTCACCCCCAAGCGGAAGTTGAGGAGGGAGAAGGAAGTCCCCTTCAACCCGAACTCTCGTCAGCAGATCGCCTGGCACTTACAGGACAAGTACGACTGGGCGCCTAAGGACTACACCGCTTCTGGTCAGGTGAAGATCGACGAGACAGTCTTATCTCAACTCGACTTCCCTGAGGCTCACCAACTTGCTGAGTACCTGACGATTCAGAAGAGGATCGCCTCCCTCGACGAGGGTAAGGGAGCGTGGCTGAAAGCCCTGGGAGATGATGGCCGGATACATGGCCGGATGATCTCCATCGGGACACCCCATACGAGGTGTAAGCACTTCTCCCCCAACATGGCCCAGATCACCAAGGTCTGTCCGACCTGTGGGATGGAGCCATGCCGGACCTTCGGCAAGGGTAAGGAGCACAGTCCCTACGGCCTTGAGTGTCGCTCACTCTTCTGTTCGCGGGATGGGTATCAGGTGACTGGCTTCGACGCCTCAGGCATCCAGCTTCGCTCACTCGCCCATTACCTTGCACCGTTCGATGACGGCAACTACATCAAGGTCGTAACAACTGGTGACCCCCACATCGCTAACCAAGAGGCGGCTGGTCTCTCGACCAGGTCACAGGCGAAGAGCTTCATCTACGCCTACCTCTTCGGCCAAGCAGACACGACTCGTGGCTACTCCTTCTGTGGTGTGCCGCTGTCCGAGTCGAAGGAGGTCGCTTCTGCTGCAGGGAAGAAACTCGCAGACAGGTTCGAGGAGAACCTCCCTGGGTTGGCGGACCTGAAGTACCAGCTCAAGAAGGCAGCCAAGCGTGGCTACCTCTTCACCCTACATGGCGGTCAGATCCCGATCCCCTCTAACCGGGTGGCACTCAACTACCTCTTGAGCGCAGCAGAGGCTGTGATCATGAAGCAGACAACGGTGTTGTTGGAGGAGACCCTCCGCAAGATGGACATCGTGCATGGTCGCGACTACTTCCATGTCGCCCATGTTCATGACGAGATCCAACTGGAGGTGCGTGAAGATATCGCCTCCATGGTCGGTGACATCGGTGTCACTTGTATTCGGGATGCAGGCGAACTTCTGAAGTTCCGCTGTCCGCTCGACGGCGAGTACAAGGTTGGACCCACCTGGGCACACACCCATTAGGAGAAGCATGAGACCAACGCTCTTAGTTGATGGAGACATCTTCCTCTATCAAGCAGCGGCAGCGTCCGAGTTCCCGGTGGATTGGGGTGACGACCACTGGACGCTCCACGCTGATCTCAAGAAGGCGAAGTCAATCCTC